TTTGGAACGGACCTACGAATGGTATACATCAGGACCTAGACAACGTCTTCAACCTGGTGGATCTATCATTGTAATTATGACTCGTTGGAATGAAAAAGATTTAACTGGTAGATTACTTAACGCACAAAAAGAAGTTAAAGCAGATCAGTGGGAGATTGTAGAGTTCCCTGCTATCATGCCATCAGGTCAACCTGTTTGGCCTGAGTATTGGAAGATAGAAGATTTAGAATCTGTTAAAGCATCCATACCTTTATCAAAATGGAACGCGCAGTACATGCAGAATCCGACATCAGAAGAAGGTGCACTAATTAAACGTGAATGGTGGAGACCATGGGAAGACGAAGAGCTGCCACCACTAGAACATGTAATACAATCTTATGATACAGCTTTTATGAAAAAACAAACTGCTGACTACAGTGCGATAACAACATGGGGAGTTTTTCGTCCATCAGAAGATGATCCACCTAATTTAATTTTAGTTGACGCTGTAAAAGCCAGATACGAGTTTCCAGAACTTCGTAGAGTAGCATTAGAACAATATGGCTACTGGAATCCAGAAACAGTCATCATTGAATCTAAAGCTTCTGGACTGCCACTAACTTATGAGTTGCGTAAGATGGGTATTCCTGTTATAAATTTTACACCTAGTAAAGGCAACGATAAGCACACTAGAGTAAACGCAGTATCACCGATGTTTGAGTCGGGGCTGATATGGGCGCCCAAAGAAATGGAGTTTGCTCAAGAAGTGATAGAAGAATGCGCTGCCTTTCCATATGGTGATCATGATGACCTGGTCGATAGCATGACTCAGGCATTAATGAGATTCAGACAAGGTGGGTTGATTTCTCACCCTGAAGATTATATAGATGAACCGATACAACCGAAACAAAGGACATATTACTAATGGACGAGTTTGAATCTTACGAAGATGTTATTGATGCATATAATTCTGGTGTATTAGTCGAGCCAGGAGAATCCTTGACTGATTACATAAAAAGGAATAATATAAAAATTAAGGAAATCCAAATGGATCCTTTGGGGGATCTTAAAAAAACGTTAGGAAGTAGACCTATGGAAAAAGAAGGTATCGAATCAATAAAACTTGCATCAGGCAACACGGACATCAGAATCGAAGAGGTTGTTAAAGAATTTATTAAAAGAAAAGGTAGAAGACCAAGATCTTTAGATGAGATAAAAGAATTTTATCAAATGGAAATGGCGGCTGGACCTGGACCTACAAACAGGGATAACGTAAGTTTAGCTAGTTACGAACCTGGTAAATACGCACCTGAAGAAATTGAAATGTACGAGCAGTACAAATACGACATGAACGAGCAAAGACCTGGAATGCCTATTATCGACATCGATGAATTTTTAAGATTAGAATACGGTCAAGCTAGAGCTGACGTAGCTGCTGGAGGATTACCTGCTATCCTAGGAGTTTAATATGAAGATCGCTGATTATGGGAAGGCGATAACTTCGTACATCGAATCACCCACAACTGCCCAAAAATTACAAACAAAAGATAAAGCTCAAAAAATGGGCAGAGTTTTTTTATCTGAAGGCACAGACATTGTCCCACCAAGAAAACCAAAACAACTAAAAGATTTATACGAAAAAATAAATAGAACAGTTATTGGAATAAGAAGTAATTCTTTTGCACCTGAATTATTGTTACCTAATTTAGAAAAAGTAACACGAGAATATATTAAAGATGGTTTAATCTCTGGAGCAGACGCTAGACAATTTGCAATCGAAAGAAAACAATATTGGGATAAGTGGATAAAAGATAACCCTGGTGGCACTGTTCCTGTTTTTGATTTTGATAATGATGGTAATGCAATAGAGGTTTCCGATGAAGAAATTATAGAAAGATTAAATGAAGCCAATGGTGGTCGTGTAGGTTTACAAAGTGGAACTGATTTTGATTACAGACCTGGAATGCCTATGGATCCATTAGACCCACAAAGAAAAATATCTGAAGTTATGGACGCTTACGATAAGTATTATAGAGGTCCTGGAAAAAAAAGAAGAAAAATACCATTTAGAAGATTTTTTGAGATATATGCAAAAGAAAATTTTGCAGACGGTGGTCGTGTAGGGTTTGGTGAAGGAACTAAAATTAAACTTGTAGAGTTTATAGAAAAATTTAAATTAGAAAATAATAGACTGCCTACAATAATGGAAGTTGCAGACGGTGCAAAATCTTCAACAGCATCTATTAAAAAATATTTAGATGAAGGAGTTGATTTTATAAAAACAGATTTATCTGAAGTAGGTAAAAAAGGTGGTGATGTAACTGGTGCAAAAAAGAAAACAGGAGTTACAAAATTAGATAAAAAAGCTTACAAAGAATTACAGGACTTAAGAATTAAAGGAGTAAGTTTTCAGGTAGATAAAGGAGTTGGAGGTAGCACAGGTGTTAGAATTACAATTCAAAATCCAGAAGTAAGAAATGCTTTTCTTAAAGGTAATAAAACATTTTCTGTTACAGCAGACGCTAAAGGTATTAATCAATTAAAAAATTTAGTTGAACAAATAGCTGTTAGTGATGTGTACGCAGATAACGTTCTTCCATTTCAAACTGACGAGTACAAGCTAAAAATAAGAAGATTAAAAGATAAAATGTATAAACAAAAAGATCCTTTTCGTATTTATGAAAAACTTAGTGATTACAAGTCAAAGATTTTTCCTGAAGGGATGGCTAAAAAAATTCAAATACAACACGGCGATGCAAAATTTACTGCACAAACTTTAAGTAGAATGGGTTTAATAGATGCGGCAGCTAATATTTCACCTGCAGTAGAAAGAGCTGAAAGACTACGTAACAACGCTTTAAAAATAGCTATGTCTACTTTAGATAACCCTAATGCTTCCGTTGCTGCTAAAAAAGCTGCAGCGGATAAATACAATTCTATTGCAAAAGGTTTAAGAGGACAATTAAAAGGAACGCCAGGTCAAGGTCTAGTTAATTTTCAATTATTAGACGTAGATGATTCTGGTAAGTATAAAAAATTAAAAGATATTTCTTTTGATCCTAAAAAAGGTTTAGTAGATTCAGATTTAGATTTGTCTAAAATTACAAAAGAGCAGGCTGACGATCTCATTGCTCAAGGTAAAAAGAAACTAGATATTGAAGCTATAAAATTAAAAACAGGTGTAAAAACAGCTGATAAAATAGAAAGACCTGAGAAAGCAAAATTATCAGATGCATTTAAAAAATTTGGTAAGTATGCAGGGCAAATAGCTAAACCTGCAATAAAAGTTGGATCAAGAGTTGTTGGTCCTTTTGTTCCTGTAGTAGGAACAGCAGGTATGGTCATGGGTGGAGCAGATGTAGCAAAAGCTATAGAACAAGGATTTACAAGCCCTGATGAAATAGCACTAGCTTATTTAGCGGGACCAAAAGCTGCAGAAGGATTAGACTCATTAAAAGAGAAACTGAGAGGACGAGAAGATGAAACAGAAGACCTCGTACCCTAAGTACTGGCTCCTGCCGCCTGAATCAGGACCCACGCCTCAGGGGTTGAATATTAATTATAATACTGTTAAAACAGTCAAATTGGAGAAAATAAATGGCAGACAAAATAGACAAGTCCTTGACGCAAGGTCCAAGAGGCAGCGTTAATATTCCCGGTGAAGAAGAGATTACAGAAGCAGTAGAAACTTCTATTGAAGCCGAGCAACAAGCACCAGGACCCGTTGAAGTAACAGAACAAGATGATGGATCAGTAGAAGTAGATTTCGATCCTAACGCAGCATCACCAGAAGGTGGTGATGAGCATTATGCAAACTTAGCAGAATTTTTACCAGACGAAGTATTAGATGAATTAGGATCAGACTTAACAGGTAAGTATCAAGATTATAATGCATCTAGAAAAGATTGGGAGCAAAGTTATACTAAAGGTTTAGACTTACTTGGTTTCAAATACGATATGCGAACAGAACCATTTCAAGGAGCTTCAGGTGCAACTCACCCAGTTCTTGCAGAAGCAGTTACACAGTTTCAAGCATTAGCTTATAAAGAATTATTACCGGCAAACGGACCGGTGCGAACACAAGTTGTTGGTGCACCTAATCAAGAAAAAGCACAGCAAGCAGAACGTGTCAAAGATTATATGAATTACGAGCTCATGGAAAAAATGGAAGACTATGAGCCAGAATTTGACTCAATGCTCTTTTATCTTCCTCTAGCAGGTTCAGCGTTTAAAAAAATTTAT